AACAGATTTAAAATATCTTGAAGATAATGGTGTTAAGTATTGGCGACCAGATTATGAACGCTCAGGTAGAACAGATGAAACATTAGGTCCTGTGTATGGAAAACAGTGGCGTGATTTTAACGGCATAGATCAGCTTAAAAATCTTGTGTATAGCATTAATACTAACGCGCATTCAAGACGCCTTGTGGTTAGCGCATGGGCTCCACACGAGCTAGATGAAATGGCATTGCCTCCTTGTCATTACGCTTTTCAAGTTTATATAAATAATGGTGTTATGGATTTGATGTGGCAACAACGATCTGCCGATGTTTTCTTAGGTTTACCTTACGATATTGCAATGTATGGTTTGCTATTAGAAATGTTAGCTAAAGGCGCTGAGTTAAAAGCTGGTCAATTAATTGGTCAACTAGGTGATTGCCATTTATACAACAATCATTTAGATCAAGCTAGGGAGTTTAGAAGAAGACACAATCCAAAGCTTCCTCAGTTAGAATTAGATAGCGGTATATTTTTAAGTATCAGCAATGATTTATATATACCTGAATCAAATAAAATTAAATTAATTAACTACAATCCTTTGTCTGCAATCAAAGCAGAGTTAAGCGTTGGCAAATAAAAATAAATATGTATTATATATACCACATTCCGGGTAAAAAAATTGGTGTTACACGTAATCTTAAGAATAGAGTTACCCTTATGCAAGGATATAAGGAGGGTGAGTACGAAGTTCTTGAACAGTCAACAGATATAGATTATATATCAGGCCGTGAAATAGAACTTCAAAAGTCTTATAGATATAAAGTTGACAGACAATCTTATAAAAATTTAATCAATAAAAATAATAAAATGAAATTAAATTCAACAGAGCAAACAACAACATTTCCAATGCCAGTTAATAAATTAAAAGGCAATTTAATGGATAACATAGGCCTTAAATGGGTGACTGATCACGGTACATTTGGCTTAGACGATCAAACTATTAATTGGATATGTAAAAACGCTAAAGTATCTATGTTCAATGTAAATAGATGTTATATTTATAATAAAGCTTACGCTTCAGAGTTTTTAGAAAGCAAAGTAGAAGTTCCTTCTAACACCGTGTATGATGACATAAGAGCTTGGGCTAAAGCAAAAGGTATATACAAGTCTGGTGATTCTAGAACTCAATATATAAAGTTAATGGAAGAAGCAGGTGAGCTAGCTCAAGCTTTATTAAAAAATGATGAGACAGAAGTTATTGATGCTATTGGTGATATGGTCGTTGTTTTGACTAACTTAGCAAAACTAAGAGGTCATAACATTGAAGACTGTATAACGTCTGCTTACAGTGTTATTAAAGATCGTCAAGGTAAAATGATTAATGGAACATTCGTAAAACAAACTTTATAATGAATAAAAAACAAATAGAATTTAGAGACCCAGTTGTTGAAAGAGTTGTAGATAAATTTGTATCAAGATCTGATGTTGGCTTTGCCAAATATGGTGTAACATTACAAGATGATCCATCAAAAATGTTTGAATGGCTTAATCATTTACAAGAAGAACTTATGGATGCTGTATTGTATTTACAAAAAGCTAAAGAAGTTTATACTACAGATCTTCAAGAAGATTTATTAAGTGACTTAGATGTTGACTATGAGGAAGCCATTTAAAAGAAAGAGCGGCAAGCGCGGTCCGGTAAGAGCAAAGAAAGTATCATATGATGGTATTGACTTTGCTTCAGGTCTGGAAAAATATATGTATATTGCTTTACAGAAAGCAAAGATAAAAACAAAATACGAAGGTGAAACTTTTGTTTTGTTAAACGGATTTCATTTTGAAAATGAAGTATATGAGAGGCAAGCTAATAGCAAGGGTGATTATAAAAATAGAGGTTGTAAAAGAATACTACCTATAAAATATACTCCTGATTTTATTGGCGAAGACTTTATAATAGAAACTAAAGGTAGAGCTAACGAATCATTTCCAATGAGATGGAAGATGTTTAAGTTATTAGTATCTAATCAGTTTCCAGGACACACACTTTACAAACCACAAAACCAAAAGGAATGCGACGAAACGGTACGAATAATCCTAGAGAAGCAAAGATCATAGCCAAGCAAAAGTATGCCGAGCGACAGATTGATAAATGGGTTAAATGGAGTTGGGAAGTTAAAGGTAGGATTAGATATAAAGATTTAGTTAAATTACAAACAAAATACGGAATTACAAGCACATGAAAGACGACGAAAACAAATCAGCATGGTCAATTGAAATAGGGTTTTACCCAGGGTTTTTAATAGGCATAAGAAGTTATGAAATGGAAGATTCAAGAATACACGTTTTATACTTACCTCTTATAGACATAGCATTAACTATTTATAATTAAAAAATATGGATTACACTATAACTAACAGTAGCAATACCAACTGCACAAACAGTAACATCGAGTATCACCCAATGTACAACGGTACTAATGGGAGCGTGGGCTTAGGTACATCATCTCCAAACGAAAAATTACATATTAATAACACAATAATTTCACAACCAATGAACAATCAGAATCAAATTAAAGTAGCAATTTTTAGAATAGAAAAAGTAGAAGATCAGATAATATCATCAGAAATGATACACGAAGGGTGGTTAGATAGAACAAATAAAGAAGGTTACATGAGTATCGACTTACAAGCAGCAAAAGAGTTTAATATATCTTATGATGATTTAGATAAAATTGTTGTTAAAGAAATTCTAGGAGTTAAGTTTTAATGGATGAAGATCTTAAAAACGTGGTAGCGTCTGTAGGTTTATTTATTGACAACATATTATATGATATGAGAAATGTATCTAAGTCTACAACAAAGCCCGTTATATTGGCTCATATAGAAGCCTGGAAGAATGAATTAGAAACAATTAAAAGCTTTACACAAACATAATGGGATTATTTGATAAAAGAATAGCATACAAGCCTTTTGAGTATCCAGAATACTACACGGAAGGTTGGTTAAAACAAGCTCAAGCATTTTGGTTACACACTGAAATCTCAATGCAAGGCGATTTAAAAGATTGGAATGAAAGACTTACAAAAAAAGAAAAGCACCTCGTTGGAAACATTTTACTTGGGTTCGCTCAGACAGAGTGCGCCGTGTCCGACTATTGGACTCAGAAAGTTGTTGGATGGTTTCCGAAACACGAGATCCAACAAATGGCAATGATGTTTGGTTCACAAGAAACTATACATGCAGTTGCTTACAGTTATTTAAATGAAACATTAGGATTAGAAGATTATGAAGCATTTTTACACGAGCCGGCCACGTCCGACAGATTTGATAATCTGGTTGCTTATGACGGTAATAACCTTACTGGTATTGCGAGGAGTTTGGCTGTATTTTCAGCCTTTGCTGAGGGAGTTAGCTTGTATTCTGCTTTTGCTGTTTTATATTCTTTTCAATTACGCAATCTCCTTAAGGGGGTAGGCCAACAAATGAAGTGGTCAGTAAGAGATGAATCATTGCACAGTAAAATGGGATGTCAATTATTCCGTCATATGTGCGAAGAAGATGATCAGTTACTACACTTATGTCGAGAAGATATAATAAAAGCTGCAGAAGCAATGGTTTCTTTAGAAACAAAGTATATAGACAAGATGTTTGAGATGGGTGACATTGAAGGCATATCGTCTAATGATTTAAAACATTTTATAAAAAAGAGAACAAATGAAAAACTTGTGGAACTTGGTTACGTTGACCTGGGGTCGTATTTTGCGTATGACACTAAAGCAGCAGCTAATCTTGATTGGTTCTATCATCTTACCGGGGGCGTCACTCATACTGATTTTTTCGCAATTAGGCCAACAGATTATAGCAAAGCTGGTGAGGGTGAGGACTATGAGGACATTTGGTAGAATAAATATAACACAACAAGAAATAGATAAACAATTATATGAAAGAACAGACGCTACTTGAAATGAAGAACAAGATTGAGACATTAGGAATGATCAATCAAAAAGTAATAGGAGAATTAAATCAGCTAACTACAATAGCTTTAGGAACCTTAGAAGCAATTAAACATATGCCAGGTTATGATGAAGCAATTGAAAAACTTAAGGAAAAAGCTGGTGAAGAAAAAGTTGAAGATAAAAAACTAGAATTATAATATGTGGAACAATGATTGGATTAAAGGCGAGGACTATCCTGCGTGGGGTGATACGAACGTATACAAGAAGACAATATCCGGGGGATACTTATATAACGGAGAAACACCTAGAGAAGCATACCATAGGGTCTCTAAAACGGTTGCTCGTAGATTATATAAACCAGAGATGGCTGAAACTTTTTTTAATTATATTTGGAATGGTTGGCTGTGCCTTGCTAGTCCGGTACTCTCAAACACGGGGACTGACAGGGGCTTACCTATTAGTTGCTTTGGTATCGATGTTGCTGATTCGATTCAGGATATCGGACAGAAAAATCTAGAGATGATGCTACTCGCTAAGCAAGGTGGTGGTGTTGGTATTGGTATTAATCAAATAAGACCTGCGGGCGCTAAAATTACAGGTAATGGAACATCAGACGGAGTCGTACCTTTCTGCAAAATATATGACTCAACAATTCTTGCAACTAATCAAGGGAGTGTCCGTAGAGGAGCTGCCTCAGTTAATATCAACATCGAACACGCGGACTTTGAGGAGTGGCTTGAGATCAGGGAACCTAAAGGAGATGTTAACAGACAATCGCTTAACTTACATCAGTGCGCAATTGTTGGCGATAAGTTTATGCGTAAGCTTGAACAAGGGGATGCTGAAGCAAGGGGTAAATGGAGTAAATTGCTTAGAAAGCGAAAAGCAACTGGAGAACCGTATATTATGTTTAAAGGAAATGTTAATAAAGCAAATCCAGAAGCATATAAGCACAACGGATTAAAAGTTCATATGACTAATATATGTTCAGAAATAACGTTACACACCGATGAAAACCACAGTTTTGTATGTTGTTTATCATCATTAAATTTATCAAAATATGAAGAATGGAAAGATACTAATCTTATATATGACTCAATATACTTTCTTGATGGGGTTATGGAGGAATTTATTCAACGCGCCAAAGGGCTTCGAGGTTTCGAAAATAGTGTTAGATCAGCAAATAAAGGGCGTGCTTTGGGCTTGGGGGTCCTTGGATGGCACACATATCTCCAAGAAAGAGGAATACCTTTTGAAGGTTTACTATCTCAGTTTGAAACTAGGAAAATATTTTCACAAATTAAGATTGAAAGTGAAAGAGCTTCTAGGGATCTTGCTGAAATTTATGGCGAGCCTCTGTGGTGTGTTGGTACTGGTATGCGCAATACTCACCTTCGCGCTGTTGCTCCCACTGTTAGCAATAGTAAGCTTAGTGGTAATGTTTCGCCAGGAATAGAACCATGGGCTGCTAATGTATTTGCAGAGCAAGGAGCTAATGGAACTTTCATTAGAAAGAATCCTACATTAGTTAAACTATTAAGAAAACATAAATTAAATAATGAAAAGATATGGAGTAAAATACTGGCTGATGGAGGTTCGGTCCAAGATATCAGTGAGCTTGATAATATTACTATGGGCCATGACATACCTGCTAAGGAAGTGTTTAAAACGTTTAAGGAAATTAATCAACTAGAATTAGTTAATCAAGCAGGGTTAAGACAACAGTATATAGATCAGTCTGTTAGTTTAAACTTAGCGTTTCCTTCTGAGGCAACACCTAAGTGGTTGAACAAAGTTCATTTTAATGCATGGAAGCAAGGTATTAAAACTTTATATTATACTAGAACTGAATCTGTTTTACGAGGTGATATAGCTGCAAGCGCTATGAATGAAGATTGCCAAGCATGTGATGGCTAAGGAGCTTTGTATTATATTGGTCCCATTACTAAATAACATATAGTTAAATAGTAATATACTATTAATATCACACGTATATTTATACTTTTACCTGTTTTCGAGAGATAATTTGATGGGTAAATAATAATTTATATGTGTGATAATTATATTATGGATATATACTTTTACAGAACAAACAATAAACTTAATGGTAAATTTTACTATGGAACACATCAACAAAACGGTAGGCCTTATTTAGGATCAGGCACAATACTAAACAGAGCTATAGATAGATACGGCGTTGACAGTTTTGAGTTTGTTATACTTAAAAGATTTAATACTAGGCAAGAAGCGTATGATTTTGAAGATAGGTTCCTAAAACTATATAATATATCATCATTACCTAATTCTTATAACATAAAAAACGAAGGTTGTGGTGGGGATACTTTTACTAACAACCCACGTAAAGAAGAAACGCGGATAAAGCACCGTATCAACATGACTAAAAGAATGTCAGATCCAGCAGCGAGAGCTAAAATAAATGCGTTTAGAGACGTTTCAGATGCTAGGTTGACTTATCTTAAAGAAACTTGGTCAAAAGCCTCTACGGGTCGTCTAAATGGGCGCGCTAAGAAAGTATATGTTAAAGATAAACTTTACCACACTATAGATGAAGCTGCTTTAGGAGAAGCTTTAACAAGACAACAAGTAAAATATCGATTAAAAATGGATCACTATCCAGATTTTAAATTTAGCGTGTGACGGATAACAAGCATATGCTATACATAATATTAAAAAGGGGCCTCAATATGAGACCCCTTTTTTTATAGGAATTGCAGGTATGGTACGCCTGATAATCTTTACTCCTATTTTTTATTTTTAATAAGTCCATAATACTTTTGGAGCTTTGTCTTTATCGATATCTACATGTATAAACGACTTGCCTATACCTATCCTTGTAAACCCAACTTCTCTTAATATACCTTCTAATAAAAATCTATCAGTTGAATTTGTGCACTTTATATCTACAGCTAATCCTTTTAAATGAGATGAGGTGGGTTTACCACCAACCTCGGCATTGTGTTCAATTGTTCTATAGCCAGAATTTATAGCCATAGATTTACCATACTTTTTTCTAGCAACATCTAGCATACTTATTAGTTCATTACTAACTAGCTTTCCGCTGCCTAAAGAATCTGGAGAATCAAATTCTCCGTAAGTAAAATATTTAAACTTCATTATTTAAATTTAGGTGTTTTAAATTTAGGTGTTTTAAAAGCGTTTTTCTTCTTCTTTTTTGATGATTTCTTTTTATCTTTAGGAATATTTAAATCGTATTTAGACCATCCTAATAATAAACCTAGCCTTTGTATTTCATCAAGCTCCATGGTAGTTGCATCAACTATATTATTGATTTTTCGCATAGCCCTATCTAAAGGAATATTAGTTAAAGCGGAAGTTACTTGAGCACCAGCCATTAAAGCTGGATTGTCTATAGAAAAACCTTTGTCTATTACTTCTTGTCTACTTCCTGGATATGTAAATTTACGACCAGCACTTTTTATTTGTTGATATTTATATCTTATTGGAGGAGAGAATCCTAATGCAGCATCGGCTACCCTGTCATAATCCTGAACAGTTTTACCTTGTTGTTTGTATATTTCAAGACCCATATCTTTTAGAGAATTTACGATATTACCACTAACACCACTTCCTCTAAGTAAAGATGAAGCCATACCATTAACTACATCTATGTACTTATTTTGTGTTTTTGCTTCTGCTTTTCTTTTAGCAGCAGTAGATGTGGTATCATCGTCGTCATCTCCCATAAGATCCATAAATAAAGCTTTTTGTAAGCCATTAAACAATACATTTTGTAAAAATGAATAGTAAACTATTTTAGATATATTTGTTTTTTGATCTCCTCTACCCGCTTTAAGATCCATTGCAGATTTTTTAATTATTCTAGCGTACTGACTAGGCGTATTTGCAAATGATAATACAGTTCTTCCTAAAATTCCCGATTGTTGTTGGCTAATTTTATCAGGTCTACTTGATTGCTGTGATTCTTCTGCGGTTTCTTTGAAATCTAAAAAAGCTTTTTCTTTTGCTTCTTTTTCTGTATAAACTTTTTCGCCTTCAGCATTTGTTTCTTTTAAATAAGTTTTATATCTATTTCTAAAAAATGTAGATCCTCCTGAAGCAATAGCAAAACTATCTGCTAATTGCGTTGGTGTAAAACCTACTTTTAATATTTTAGCAATAACTCCATTAATACCGCCTGCTTTAGCTATATCAGCTATTTCTGATTCTGTTACATTAAATTCAAGACCTCCTCTTCTATTTTTTAGATATTCAGAATTAAATAACATTTTAAAGTCACTCCAATATTGAGGTTGATTTGCAAAGGCGGCACCAGCTTTAAATATGTTGTTATCAGACATGTTTACAAAGTTACTTGCAGATATTAATTGCAATACTGCAGATCTTTGATTTAAAAACATAATAGCTCCCGTTGAATTATTAACCCAGTCAGTAACTCTACCTCCTAAATAATCACCAGATATGTTTCTGTTTCTACCGGTTTTCATTCGATGTAACATGTTTTCCATTGCCTTGCGATAGCTTTTACCGTATACGCCTTCTAGTTTATTTAAGTTTTCTTTAGAAAAAATTTGATCTACATTAGCTTGCCATTGTTCTAAATGCTGAGCTCTTTTTGTAGTATTAATGCCTTGCAGTAAATCTGTAGAAACATTACCAGATACCCAGTTATTACTAGGCTCTGGATAAGGTGTACCTTTATTTATTAATCTAATTTTATTCGCAAACTCAATCAATTCTGGATTTTTAACAAATTCTTTAATAACAGCATCAACCTCAGCTTTGTCTATACTTGGTATTTCATTACCTTGCTTAGACCATATATACATTCTTAAAGCATCTTCACCTGTATATTCTAAACCAGGCAATTTATCTTTCATTTTTTTAGTCAATGGCGATGTTCCTTTCCAGTCTTTACCAGCAATAGCTTCTGTAATTTCTTTTTTAATTTGCTTAAAATCTCTCATTAAAGCATTACGCTCATTTGTAACAGCGGCATCTCCTCTAGCAAATGGATCAAGTAAATTCTTTTTATACCAAGCTAATTGCGCATTACCTTCTTTTCCTTTACCTAATGTTTTATATAACAATCCAACGAAATCTTCTGCAGATGGTGGTATGAATAGATCAAGTCTACCTTTATTTTTACCTGCTTTTACACCTCGACTTTCGCTAAAAACATCTTCAGCTTTAACACCAGTTTTATTTTCTATTATTTTATTGAATGTTTTACTTAAATCTCCGGAATTTAAATCTTTTGATGCAAAAGCTTTTGCACTTACATCAATTTTATCCATTTCAGCTAAAGCTTGATCATTTGTTTTAATGTTTTTAATATCTGCCCCTGCTTCTTTTAATAATTTTAAATTTGTTTTATTTGGAGGAGTTGATTCTTTTATAGATTTTTTAACTAAATAATTTCCCAGCAAACTTTTAGAGGGGGCGTGATAAAATTTATTTAGTTTTTTTACAATTTGTTTTGAAGTCATAACCAACGCATCTGCCCCTACAAGTTTTAAATATGATTGCATTTGAGGTGAAAACACACTGCCTAAAGCTTTGTCAGCTTCTACTCTAGATGTATTGTCCACAAGAGCACTTTCATATCCTGTGTTCAATTTTTTTAATCCAGGTTCAAGATCAACTAAACCTTCTTTTAATAAGTTGATTGCATCGGTTTTATATTTTACCGATTCTTTTAGATGCTCATTAGAAAATTTACCTTTTGTTGTTAATTCAAAAATTGTAAAAGGTGATGCAAGTCTAAACCCAAATTGTCTATTATGAGTAAACATTAAAGATAATTTTTCTATAGCCTTTATTCTTTCCGCAGGTTTTCCCTCATATTTAGAGTTTAAACTTTTATTCATGCTTTTTATAATAGCATTGTGATAAGCAGTATTTAGCTCATTAGAAAATCTAAAATTTTCTTCGTATATTTTATCTATTTCTTTTTCTTTTGCTTTATCTGTTAAGCTTTCATTTGAAGTTATATTTCTAACTTTTCCAACACCTGTATTATTTGAACCCTGGGATATTTCTGCAAAAAACTTTTGTTGACTTTTTTCTACTAAATCAAAAACAGGTTTCCATATAGAAGCATCAGCCTTGCTACCTAAAGTGCTTTCAAAATCTTTTAAAAATTGCTTAGTAGATTTACCCATTCCTCCGTCGTAGCCAAATGTTTCAGCTATAATAAAACCTTTTTCTCCTGATAAAGTTTTTTGGAACTCTAAGATTTTTTTAGGTATTAATTCTAATATTGAGGCAGCTTCTTCTCTAAATTCTTTATGTGCTTCAGTATTGTGCCCAATTTTATTATTGTTTAATATATTTAAATTAGTTTCTGTTTTTAAAACTTCTTGACCTATTGCTTTTTTAATATTTTCAGCTATTAATTCTTTTGCTTCAGTAGTATTAATAAATGATCTAACAGCAGCTTCTGATAATCTTCCTGATAATTCAGTATCTAATTCACCTCTTGTATATTGATTTATTAAAGTTCTATATTGCGCTTCGTTACTAACCGCAAGATCTTTCATTTTTAAAACTTCTTCATATAAGTCTTTAGACGAAAAAGATCTATCTGCTTCACCTGAAGGTAATCTATCTAATTCTATAGAAACTTTTGATATAAAGTTTTCTCCTACATCATTACCCAATTCAGTTTGTCGTTCTTCTACAATCTTTTTAAATGTGTCAGATTCTATTTTTTCCATTATAGCATCTTTACCTATTTCCATGGCTATAGTTTCTATAAGAGATCTTCTTTTACCGTCTAATCTTTCATTACCAGTACCATCGCCTCCGAAGTATTTTTTCCATTCCGCAGGTGTTATATTTTTTTTCTTAAAAATAGCGTTACCTTGATCCGTAGCTTCTCTGGCTTGCTCTCCTGTTTTAGAATCTATTAATGGCTCAGCAAATATATTAAATCTTTTATTTATACTAGACTGACTTATATAATTTTTATATAATTTAAAAGTGTTGTCAATAAATGCAGAATATTCCGGAGTGGGTATTGCATTTTTAAATGATTGACCAGGTATTTTAGGTATTTTTAATTTACCAGCTTCTTTTTCTATTTCTTTAAATAAACTTATTTTAAAAGCCTCTTGTTGATATTGATTAAAGTTTTTAAGTTTAACGGGTTTTCCTTCTACGGATAATCCTTGCTTTGATAAGTAATCGTTTACTTCTTTGAATCCTCTTGCTTTAATGTTTACAGTTTTATCTCCAATAGTGATATCTGCATTGTCTCTGAATAAAGCATAAGTAGCTTCCTCGCCTGACGATAGTTTAGCTTTAGCTATAGATCTAGCTCCTAATGTAGGAAACTTTAGCAGTAAAGTTTTTTCAGCTATACTCGTTGCCTTGTCGTTAATATTTTCCGATAATTTAGCCACAGCTACTGCAGCTTTTCTAGAAACCCTGTCATTTTTAGATAAATCTAAAAAAGCAACGCTACCTTCACCAGAAGAAGCCTCTTGCATTATTGCTTCTTGCTGGTTTTCTTCCATCCCCCCTAGCTTAATAGACTGCATTTGTTCAGCATATTCAGGTTTTTGCATAATACCAAGTATACGCTTGTCTATATCTCTTTCAAGCATTGTAGTTAAGGTAGCCTCTGCTTTTGTTCCTTTAGCTATGGCTTCAAGGTTATCCAATCTAGAAGGCCCTTCGCTTTGTCTTATTTCACGTATTCCGTTTTCTTTAGCAAAGTTTTGAATTTCTTGTTTGCTTGGATTGTTATCTTTAACATATTTTATAACTTTTTGCCCTTCAAAATAAGGTTTTACAATGCCAGGAACTCCTCCTCTGTCCATTATTACAGCATCTGTAAGATTTTCAGCAAAATCGCTATCAACAGGTATGCTATTTCTATCTATATACCTTCTTATTTTTTGTAAAACTCTAGGCCTATATGCAAATCCAACCATGACGCCAGTTGCATCTATGTTTATTCTTTTTTCGCTAATACCTTCTTCATAAGCTTTATTTACTTTACTAAATATATCCTTATTATCTACGTCTAATTCTTTAGAAGAAAAATCTTTAAGAGCCTCTGCTTTTGTTTTAATTTCAGCACCAGTTTCTAAATCTATTAATTTTTTACCATCAATTTCTATGTTGGAAAACTTTTCAAACTGTTTAGAAATATTTTTACCTCCTTTTTCTATATTACCAAGATCATATAAAAATTCCAAAAGATCACTTGCTCTATTTATATTTTTTTCTCCAATTTCTAAAGGTTTTTTAGAAGACAAGTCTAGGCCTATTTTACCCGCGGTATTTTTAACTATTCTATTTATCCCTGTTAATAAGCCTTTACTTAAAAGCAAATCTTTGTATTTAGGATTTTGTAAAAATTCCGCAATATTCATCACGTATTCTTCAGGTCTTTGTGATTTGTCTTTATACTTTTCATTAATAATTTCTTGAAAAGTTTTATCCCCTAGTTCACCGAAGCGCTCTCCTTCTAAAGCTTTATTAACAGTTGTTTCAATACCTTCTTTAAATTTTTGGGCAACACCTTCATTATTTTTAAAAGCTAAATCCATTAAAGCATGCCCTACTTCTTGTGTAAAAACACCTGGTTTATATTTTGATAGATCAACTTGAAATTCATTTGATTCTGGAAAGTACTTAGCCTTACTGCCATCTAAAGCATTAGGCTCTTTTTCGTTTCTTATTATTTTTAGTACAGGAGTTTTACCTTTAGATTGGAAAACCCCCGATTTTTTTACATTGTCAAATGATTTTTCTATACCAACTTTAGCTATTTCAATTTTAGACTCAGCAACAATAATTTCTTTTTCTAAAATTCTTTGTTCTCTATTTGAAATATTACCTTCATTGATTTTAGTTCTTGCACTGTTTATTTCTGAAGTTAATTCCCCAACATCTTTATTATAAAACGAAGCGTCCGCTCTTAGCAAGCTATTTTCTAATTCAATAGCATAATTTTCTTTTTGTTTTCTTTCTTTACCTTCTAATAAATAGTCACCCTCTGCATTTGTTTCAGTTAATAAACGCATAGCATCAGTAAAATTAGCTCTTTTTTTAGCAACACTCATAAAATCAACTGATTTTAGTTTTGTGACACCCATGCCTGCAAATGTAAAGAAATCTACTATTAATTTTTCAAAGCCTTTGCTTTGGTTTTCCATAGTATTTTCATTACCACTTTTTTTTCTTTCTTCAACTTCTTTTTCTGAAAGCAAAGCTCCAGTAGTTTTGTCATAATATATGCTACCATAGGTTTCGTTCATAAACTTTCCCCAATCAACATCTTTTGATAAAGATTTAAGCGCTTCTTCTGTAAATAAAGCTGCATTACTACCTGTCATACCACCTAATCCAGGCGCTACTATTTTTTGAAACACAGGTTCAAGAGCTTGGTATGGTCCACCAAATTTAACTTTACTTAAAAATTTATTTGCTAGTTGTCCACCCGCAAAAAACCCTACACCACCACCGGTTTGTGATTCACCACCTGTTACAATTTTAAATTTAGCCTCTTCTAAAAGAGCGTGATATATAAAACTTTCTGTTTGTTGTTTAATAGTAGGGGTAAAATTTTTAGTTCTTTTAAGGTGTTTAGCCATTTTAAGTCCAAACTTAGTGGTAGCTAAAGTACCTCCTGTTACCGCATTTAATACACCAAATTTAATAATTTCCGGAACAAACCCACCTAAACCCTCTGCTATTTGAGTAGGTAATGATCTTCTGTAATTTTCTCGCTGAGATTTAGACATGTCTATCCCATAATCTGTTTGGAGCTCTTCTATCGCATCCAATTCCATTCTTCGAGTTGTACCTATACTTTTAGTTAAATCCTCCCCTATTGTAGCCGTACTCATCGCTCCTACAAATTCGCCTATCTTGTCACCAACTTGATTACCTATAGTTGATTTAATACTACCTGGATCTATGTTAAGCATAAATGTAGTAGTTAAAGCTTCTCTGTTTATATTTAACCTTATATTGTCTTTGTAAAGATCATCAAGCAAATTTGAAAAACCTGCTTGCCCGAGTGTTTCTTCTTTAGAACCTAATGTAGTTGCTTTACTTAATTCTTTGTTTATATCTGTTATGTTTCTAAGAGGTAATAAATCTTGATATTTTACTTCATAAATACCATCTTTATTAGGTTTATATCCTTTACTTGATAAAGCATTTATTAAAGGAAAAAAAGATGATTTTAATTTTACTGTACGATTTTCTCTTTGTGTAAGATCTTGTGTTTCTAATACATTTAATACAAAAGCTTCCTCAAGCTGAGTAGCGGTTGATTTTTTGTATTGAGTAGTTTTAGCGTCAATTTCTTTTTTTAAATTTCTAGGTTTAGATTGCCCTGTAAGAACATCTTTTTCTTTTTGGGATAAAGACATGTTTTTCCCTGTAATAGGATCAATCCAGTATTGAAAGTTTTTATTATAATCTTTTATAGCATCACTAGATGCTTCAGACAATGTAGCTATCTCTTGCGAAGCCTCAGCAGCCTGTGAAGCAGTGCCGTTATCTCTTACATCTCTTAGTTTTTTTAAACGAGAATTTATATTTGCTATAGTTGTTTGTTTAGGTGAAAGGTTTTTTGAATAATCTTTTACGCCTAATTCTATAGTAGCTGTATATCTTTTAGCATCGCGTAAGTCTTGTATTACAGCACTTCTCTTTGTATTCTCTTCCTGTTTTTCTTTTTGTAAAGCGGTATCTATTCTTGCGTTTACAAGAGTGTTTATAGTGCTTTCTGCAGGGGCTAGTTGACTTGGGTTTAATCGATAAAAAGATTCTGTAATTTTATTTGTTAAAGCATTTCTCCACTCAGGATTTTTATTTAATTCTGTTATACTTTGCCCTTCAATAGGATCTTTAAATATCATACCTTCCTCCAGTTGATAAGGGATGTTTGTGTTAAAAATGGCATCAACGGAAGAATTAAAATTGTCAGCTATTTCTTTACCTTCTGGTGTAGTTAGGTTTTTTTCTATTTCTATTTCATCATTTAGATCAGCAATTATTTGACCCTTCATTGTTGTTCTAAAAGTTTTAGCTTTTTCAAGCCTGTCTTCTAATTCAATTAACCTTTCACTTTTAGGTTTAGGATCTAGTGAATCCAAAGAAGTATCTACCGAAGGTAACACCGTATCTTCTGGTTCCACATACCCGGCTTGTGATGCTGTCATTGGTTGTTGCACTGCATCCGCATCCTCTACAGTACTTGTTGGAAAATCCACTTCTTCAGTTTTAACTTCAGTTACTTCTGTAACTTCTTCTTCAAAAGTAATATTATTTTTACTAGTATAATCTTCAAGAGATAATCCTGCTTTATCTGCTGCATTTTGAATCTCTTCTTCCGTGTACTTTGATCCGTCGTATATATACATTTTTTTAATTTAATTATTATGGTAACTTAGGTCTATCTTGATTTCCTCCGATTATTGCTTTAAGCAATCTATCCCTTTCAGAAGGTTCTATTCCAGGAATTAATAAATCTAACATTGAATTATTTAGTTCTTTAGGATCAGAAATATCAACTGGTATTATTGCTCCAGAAGAAGTTCTATAAGCCAAATCTGTTTTGGGCCGCACATCTTCCCAGCTTTCTTCAGTATTTCCATCTTGCCTTAAATATAAAGCTTTTAAATCTTCTGTTCTTACAATTTTAGGATCAGACCCTCTGCGTTTAGAATTAATTACATCTACAAAAGCACCTAACTTATCTAAATTAAAATTTTTACTTCCTTTTTGTTTTTTGCTATCTGTTAAAGATTTTATTTCATTTAAGACTTTTTTTCCTAGAGATACTCTACCTTTAAATTTTTTACTTGCTTCTGTTAATTTAGTTGTTTTTTCGTCACCTGTTTTATCATATACTTTTCTTAAAGGTTTTTCTACCCCCAAACCTTCTTCTTTTATAAGCATTTTAGCATAAGCTATTTGAGTTCTATTAAGAAAAGGATCAATTATTTTGCTAGTAGCATCCCTGTCCCATGTAGCCTTATCTGGGTCTATTATTTTAAAAGCATCTCCTAGATCAGGCATACCAGGCATTGTAGGAATTTTATCTATATATTCTAACATTTTGTTGTTACTTAGCCTAACAGCGGGTTGTGCTCCTATGCCTATTATATAAGAATCTGATTTTTTTCTAACATCCTCTATTAAACGAGCCATGTCTACTTCTTGATATTCTTGGGTGTAACTCCCTGTTACGTTTCCTTCACTATCTTTAATTGGAACTCTTCTAGTTTTAACACCCTCTTTGTAATAATTTACTTTTGTTTCTTTAATTCCAACACCAACTTCTTTCATATTTTTAGTAGGGTTGGGTACTACAGGAAGATCAAAAGCTCTGTTAGCATCTGTACCTATTTTATTTCCTTCGCCGTCATACGAAACAACTTCAGTATATCCTCTACTTAAATTGCTATCCCATCGCATGGTTCCAATAGATCTACCAGCTGTACTACCTACTTGCCCTTCAACATCTAATGTTTTATAAAGATTAGGTGATACAAATTTATCTATTCCGTCAAAATCTCCTGGAGGTATCTCCATCGTATCATTGTATGACTGCATTTTTGCTTCCGTTTGCTTAGCGTCTTCTAAAATTTGATTAGGAATTGTTTGAAGCCATGATAACTCTTTAGCATTATCTGTAGTAAATTTTAAAGGAGAATCGAGTTGTTTTTTTATTAATTCATTGTGTCTAGTTAAAGCTCCTTCTAAAGGGGTTTGCCAATCAGTTGCACTGTTTTTAATATCAGCAGCATTATAAGCATTTAAAAATTTACCCTGTGCAGAATTAAGCTTTTGAACTCTTTCAACATTTTCTTTTTCTCGCTGCTTGTAATTTGCTTGAATTGTTTTTATAGCACCAGTAGTTGCACCAGTAATTTGCTTAAGCATATTTTGTATATGTTGGCCTGACTGTGTGTCTACTACTTGTTGTGGATTTCTATAACTCATGTTTTATTTTTTATGATTTCTATTTACCCGCCGCTAGTGCTCCCATATATGCACCACCAATAGATGTTAAACCTCCAATAGCACCTGTTATTGCCCCTGTTCTATCTGAACTTGCTTGCGCTTGTCTTGCTTGTGCACCTGCTAATTGAGCTGATGCTCTGTCTAATTGAGCATCCTCTCTATTTTCTTGAGTCTGAAATTGAAATTGTCTACCTTGCATTTCCATACCTTGAACTCTACCTCCTTCAGCAATTTGAACACCTTGAACTCTTTGTTGTTCAGCCATCCTTCTAGCTTGTAAATCTTGCTCTCCTTGAGCTCTTAGTCTTTCATTTTGAGCTTCTTGATTTTCTATACTGGCAGATACACCTTTTTTACTTTGTAATGCAGCTTGCGCTAAAGCGGTTGCTCCACCAGCTCCAGCCCCAGTTGCTCTTATAGTATCCAATGTATTAGCTAATGATATATCAGCTTGTTCTATTTCTATTTCAGCGGCTTGTGTAGCTACACTTAGATTAGCCATATTGTTAGTTAACTGTCCGCTTAAGTCTTGAGCTAATCCGCTTAGGTTTGTAACTCCTTCTGCTGGATTTATTATTGCTTGCCTATTGTTTTCTAAGTAGGTTATTTTTCTTTGTGCTGCTTGTCTTTCTCTTCTAGCTGCTCTTTCAGCTTTTTTAGCTTTTCCTGCTCCAAAAAGACCACCAACAACGTTAAGCACCGCTCCGCCTATTGCCACTCCTGCCATTAAACTCATAATTTATATTTTTTTAATTATTTTTTTATCTTCCATATGTTGCGCCTACTGCAAACAACTCTTTTAATCCACCTAGATCTGTTGTTGCATCTGTTTTCATAGTTACTGTAGCGTAGTATGCTTTTATGCCTGAGCTATCAGGTCCAATCAAAACTTGACCATCTATAGGTTGAGTTGAATTATTTTTAATAGCTGCTACATATCTGTTTTGCTTTCTATTAAAACCAGCTCTATAAGGTATACCGCCTTCTGTATAAAGGCCTTCGTCATAACTCCATATTCTCGATGAAGTATCTATTGTTTCATCCCATCCAGCTCCTCTTGCATCAAATCCAGTAGCATCAGAAACTAATGATGTAATCTCCCAACCGTTTGTTCCTTCGTAATTAACAGTATTAAATGTTTTAACTCTTGTTGGATCTGGATTAATAACAAACTTCAGTGTTGAAGGTAGGCTAGCAGCATCATAGAATGAATTTCTAAGTACTGGTGCTGGTGGTGCAGCTTTTGTTTGTAAAACGTAATGTTCCCAAATAGATGTTCCGTTTGTTGTAAAAAACTTACCTTGAGAACTAAATCCAGAACTTGGTTTATAGTCATAAAAACTTACCCAACCATTTGTAGCTTCTTCAAAGCTTAATGTATTATAAGTATTATCTGCATTTTGTAACGATAGTACATAGTTTTTATTATATATATCGTAAGCACCTACTATTTTACCAGTAGAACTAACAGTTGCTAACTTATCTCTAAAGAAATCAACCATACCGTAGCTAGATATTTCAGTAATGCCATCCATTGATAACCTAAGCACAGCATTTCTGTTTCTATCTGTAAAGTATTTTTGATATCCGTAAACAGCAAATGATTCTGGGTTTGTGGATATACCGTATTCACCAGAATAAGGTATTATCTGGCCAATAACTAAATTAGCGCTTGTTGTAATAGCTCCACCTTCTGCAGAGTATATAGCGTCTTTATCTATTAAAGCTCTATTTACTTTGTCTTCTTGAAATACAATTAAGTTAGTATCTTCAGCATAAAGCTTTTGTATGCTTCCGCTAATAGGATCAACACTTCTAGTTATTTGTTCAGCAATACTAAATTGATTAGATTGGTTTACACCTGTTCTAGAATTAAATATTCCAGAATATATTAATGAACTTGATCTTCGTTGTTGCGCATCGTTATCTTCTACTATGTATGCTTTTACGCCTAGATCAGTTGAAGTATTGTTATAACCACCTCGTATTCTTGATTCTTCAATATACCAATCTTCCTCTACTATAGAAGTAGATGGAGCCACCCAAGGATATGGAACTAAGCTAGTATCAGGTAAAGAAACTACATTAGTTGGTCCCACTGGTACCGGTATATCAGCTATTCTCTTCAAATAAAATGAGTTAAAGTACCCTACTTCTAGTGTTATTGACATATTATATTAATTACTTGTTTTTTCTATTTATTACCTACGCTGGAGCTGGAAAGCAAGATTGGCCAATATAGTTTTCGTCTCCAAAGTTAACCTTCAATGATGTTCCAGACTCGCCCAAACTACACATACCTCCTGTTATAGTAGTTGTTAAAACCCTATATTCTCCAGGAGTATCAAATACTTTTTTGCTACTTACCGTTGCGTTATTTCCTACTTGTAATGTTATATTTCTAATTTCATTACTACTTGAGTCAACAGCTTGAACCCATCCACCTGTTGTGCCTTTAAATTGTATTGTAAAAGTAACAGTGTCATCGTCTGATCCGCTACCACCTACGTTTGTCAATGTTGGTGTTATATACAGCGTTCCTTGTTCTAAAGCCCCTGTAGTATGTATTACTGTAGGTTGGCCAAAATCTCCAGGCGAACTAGGATTTTTTGCAAGAACATTATAGCTATTGGATGAATTATTAGCAGGGTATGCAACACTCGTGCCGCTAGTACCGCTATTAAAAACGGTAACTGAGCTTGTAGGAACTGATGTAGGTGTATTATACCCTGCAAAAACAACACCTAAACTTTCACCGCAACCTGTAAATGCTGATCCTTGCCATCCTTGACACAAGGCTTTATTTATGCGATTACCTGCTGCTGATCCAATTTGAAATTGCACAGAAGCAGATAAGCTATCTAATCCGTTCCCATCAGCATCAGTAGTCTTAACAACTACATCGTAAGAAGTAGCATCTGTTAAAATAGCATCATTAGATAATTCACCTGTTGTTGCATTTATTTGAATTTTAGCAGGAGTTTCTACAGGACTAATTGAAACTATTGACCAATTAAGCTCTGTTGTATTAACCGTTGCATCAGCACTACCGTTTTTACCAGCTAATGTTATTATAGTTCCTACGGCTGCGCTAACTGTTGGCTGTTGAAAGTTGTCTATTACCGGAGCAACATTTGTTAATGCTATGCTTGGTAAAACAATATTATCCGCTGGGTTAGAAGCATAGGTAACATTTGCTGTTATATTATAAACACCTGTTAGAGGTGATTGTAAAATACTATCACTATAAAAGAAATCGGTATTCGTTGGTTTTATTTGAAAAGAAGTTTGGCTTGCGTTTTTCGTTATTGTAAAAAGTGTAGAAGATAAAACAGTATCTGCTCCATCTTTTATTGTTATAGAGTTCAATGTAACCGCGGAAGCTGGAGCAATTTGTCCATCTCCTTTTAAAAAGTTAAAACCAAAGCCTATAATATCATTGCTAGTTATACTCTCCGGAAAAGTTGTTGCTTGAAAATTAGAACCTATTAAACCGCTGTCTTGTGAACTTACCAGTGAATTAAGCGTCGCTAAATTACCTGATAACGATGTTTCCCAATATATATCTAGCAATGATTCTACAGGTTTTGTTTCCGCTATAGATAAAAACGGCACCATTGATAACACTGATTGAGCGGGCTCGTCTTCATTTACAGAAAGAGTTGTTACATAGGCTCCTATTGGATTATTTTTATTTTGTGATTGACTACCTTTAATAATAAATGGGTTTGAGTCTCCATTGTAAAAAGTAGCGTCTGGTCCTGTTGTACCCCATGGTATTGCACCTGTAGGTTCTGGCGTTTCATTAACGCTTGTTACAGTTGTTGGATTAGCCGTGTCATCATAATTATACGCTTGTAATATGCTAGACTCACCATACTCTCCTTCTATGGCGTTTGCTTTAAAAGGAATTGCTTGTATTTCTAAATCTCTAACTGTACCTATTTGTATTATTTCTTGTTCTATATTACCAGGATAGTATTGAGCATTCCACGCTCTGTCTTGAAGATACGGAGGGCTAGCTATTGTTTTATTATTTATCCTAGGATTATTAATCCTTATCATTATGTTTTCACTACTAGTAAAATCTCTGTCATTAGGACCTACTTCTGATAAATCTCTAGGTATTTTATTTATATTATCGCCTAGTAATGTTGTAAAAAAGCTAGTATCCCTTTCAGCATTTTGAATACCAGTTATAGGATATCCATTAACAAATCCAGGCAAATAAACATTGTAATACTCTTGCTCTGTTTGTTTTACAACTATTTTATAAGAATACCAACCTAAAGGATTAGTAGCTGAATATAAACCAGGAGAGCCTGTGCTTGGACTATAAGCTGGATTTATTTGTTCGTATAAAGTTACGTTTAAAGCATTACCAAGCCAATCAAGTATTGGAGATTGTTGCTGTGTTGTTAAATCATTATAAGGGTTAAAAACAGTAGATCCAGGTGTATTAGCCACACCATCATAAGATGATAATATAACGTCTGATTGTCTTCCGTATTTATCTGACAGCACAAAACCAACTTGGTAAGTTCTATCTTGTTTTAATTGATGTTTCGGAAATTGAGTATAGTTGTCAAAATTTGTAGACTTGTTAGACGCAAAAGCGCTAAAAGCTATTGAATTAGGACCAGTGTGTCTATCTAAATAATTACCATAAACAACACGGTTACCTATTATTTCTTGAGCTAATGCTCTAATAGGCACTTTATCAGACACTCTAGTTATTTGGTTGTTAGGTAATGTTTTATATGGTTTTGTTGAGCTGTAGTCATAATCTATGAAATGCTTTGTATTATTTCCGTTAACAGCATCGTAAAAGTCTATTGAGGATTCAATAGGTGTGGGAGTTAATAAATTAACAGTTTCTAAAACTTTAACAGCCAACGCGTCAGACTCCTTATAAAGTATATCAACATCAGTTATTTTTAATTCAGAAATCGTATTAGCAACACTTGTACTAGGTATTGGTATTTTTAATAATATATTATTTATATTATTTTCAAACCAATTAACAATAGTTGATTTATAAGTATTGTCCATATCTTGCTCGTCTGAAAAAGCACCTCCGCCAAACTGACTATATTGCTTAGGTATAAACATTACTTGGCTAAATGGGGCCATTAATGAATACTCGTTATCTTCAAACTTAAATCTATAGCTAAATCTTATAAACTTATCTTCTAGTAGTTTCTCATCACCTTGCCAAGCAGCGTCATAATTTGGATTATCACTTATAGATATAACACCGGCACTTGCTAATGTAGTTGTCTTGTTTAGAGTAAAAGTTATATCTTGCCAAGTACGAAATCTTTCAGGGGCTGATGAATTTGGGGGGTTTGAATATTGATTAACTACGCTAACACTTGCTACCCTTGTGTCTGGGCTAATACCATCACCGCTAACTAAGTCTCCTATTCTAGGTATACCGTTGTCTCCTCCGTATATAAAATTACTAGTGTCATTATCACCTAAACCCTGACCTACAGTGTATGTAGCGGTTATCGGATTAGTTGCACCTACTGCTGGTATAGGATCAATTATAACGGCTCCAGACGAATGGTTAGCCATTTCAAAATCCCTTTTATTAGTCATACTAGGTCTGCTAAAATCAATTGCAGTACCGTTTGTTACAGTAATAGCTTTTGATAGCGTTAAAGTATTTGCTAAAACAGGAGCAATTGCTGTAGGCTTTCCTATAACTGTAACTAATTCTGTTATTTGCTGTCCGGTTATCTTGTTTCTATCAGTAATTATATCACCTACCTTTATTTTAGCGTATTCACCATTAGTGTTATCTACAACTATAGTAGCGGATGCTGAAACATCATTAAATATGGAAGTTTGAACCCTATCCATTACTAATATTGGCTCATAAGGAGCATATTTAGCTACAGATATTTGATCTTCATTTGTGTAGTGGGTTGGAATTTCTACCGGAGGGTCTGATGGATTTGCTAAATCAACGTTAATTTTTCTAGGTTGATTAAGATTGTCAGTCCAAAACAATAAATTTTCAACTAGGTTTACACCAGTTATTCTAAAGCTTTTATTAAAGTTTAAAAAGAATCCTGTAACTAATACTTTAGGCTTTGTTTTTTCAGATACTGATAAATTTACTCTAATTATATAGCAATTATTAGCCGCAGTGGCTCTAACTTCAGCAGCAGAATCATGATCTGTTGCAAAAAAATACGCGTAATTACTATTTTCATCAATTAATTGTCCAATTATTTCAGTACCTGCAATAGCAGGAGGTGTTAAATCACTTAAGCTAGATATAGCTGTATTACCTAAAACATTTTCAAACTCACCTACTGTAGAACTTTCTGATCTACTTATAGATAAGTTTCTAGCTTCTCTATATTCACCATTTGGTAATATACGAGAGTCAAGATCTTGATTCATTTTCCCTTTAAGAAAGGTATTTTTAATCTCAGCCATTTAATTTATGATTTTATCCATTTAGATTTACCTCTCATTACTTGAACAATTTCATCAAGTTTAATATTAGATAATCTTATTTTAGCATTTCTTAATTTAGCACTTCTTTCTTGCTTTAATCTTCTAACTACATATTCAGGTTGGTTAATCCTAGAAGCTATCACAGCGTGGCTTATATGAGCATACAGAGCCTCTTCTGCCATCTTAGGAACTTTAGTATCCATATCGGAAGCTAAACCATCAGAAATATACTCTAAAACTATTAATGATCCCGCTAAATTACTTGAGAAAGACATTTTACCTTCTCTGTGATTTATAGTAAACCATCCATTTACTTGAGCATATTGAGGATCTAATCCGTAATTTTGACCTAATATTTGTTCGTTCCATCCCCAGCTATCATAACCTTGGTTATAAAGCGCGTCTGTTACATCTTGATTTATTAAAGAATCATTAGCTGTTCTCCAACGTTCTTCTGTTATCGATGTTCCTTCAACGTTGTTGCCAAAATTATCTTGAGTTGGTACACCTTTAGAATCTTGTATAGGGTTTTCAAACGGGTTTGTAGTTAGATTGTTCGCAGGATATATAGGTCTTTTGACACCTAGTTGATCTATCCAAGATACTGCCGTGTAGTTTACATAGTCTTGTGGTATCACAACACTTAGTTCAGGGGGTATATTTAGTTCTTGGGATTTAATACTTTTAAGTGTATCGTAGCTAAACTCCTGTAGTCCACGTTTAGCGTGAAATATAATATCAGTTCTGTTGCAACTCGGTATTAGTTTACCAGTTCCAACATAAGCTACTTGAAAGTTATTTATTATATCTTCTAAAGATATGTAACCGTAGCTACCATAGTTTTCTTCAACAGTATTACCGTAAGCATCTCTGTTTCCATATTCACCACCGCTTAGTATTTTTAATTGAACAACAACACTTGTGTTTGCCGCTAAGTTACCGGTAAAAGTAATTGTATTTCCGCTAACAGTGTAAGCTGACGTATACTCTGTATATGTCAAAACACCGGCATTTGCGGTGTAAAGCTTAAAGTTGTTTAAAGCATAGTTTTGCTGAAGAGGATCATAACTACCAAATACTAATTCAGTATCAAATGTAGTAGTGAAGGCTTGGCCAGCACCAGCTGCAGATAGATATTTTTGAACTCCTGCGTAATATTGCTGATTATTTTCTGTAATTAAGCCCATGTATTATTAAGATTTTTCGTTTATGTCTTCTTGTTGTATTTTTTGAGATGCTACTTGTATTATAGTAGGGTCTTGAATAATAACTCCAGAGTATAATAATATACCAGTTACCACATCTACTTGTTCCGAAGGGTGTAATTCAAAGTTTACTGAAGAACTAGCGTCGTATATGTATTGTCCTAATCCTCCAATTGTATATGCCCAGTTTATCATAGCTGGTTGTTTCAAATAAGATACTTGAACATCTGTAGTTATAGTTGTAGGGTATAAGTATATTTTATTTTCTTCGTATAAAAATACAGGTTGTTTTTTTGTTGGTGCAACTAATGGTGCTTTTTTAATTTTATACCATTCGTTTCTTTCTACCATTTGGGCTTCAATAGTATCGTTGTATATAACGGTACCTAGTCTATAAAAGTTTGATAGTGAAGCAGTTGTGAAGTGATCTGTTGAAAAAGTAGGCGCGGCTATTCTTTTAAATATATCTAGTTTTTCTTCTAGGTTTTTAACTCTATTAGCATACTCATTATCATTTTCAGGTATACGTAATTGTTGATTCAAGTCGCTCATATATTTTTCAAATATACCTTGCTGAACTTGATTACCTACTTTATTAAACTCGTCTGGAGTTATATAACCTCTTTGTTGTTGGTTAAGTATTAATAAGACAGTTTTATAAACTAAATCTACATTTATAGCCATTATTTATTTTTTTATTATAATACCAGCCAGCCACGATAAGTGACCAGCTAATATTAATATTACATGTTATTCTAAGTTTTTCTCTACTGACCTAAAAACTTCTACACCTTCATCGGTTTTAAAGTAAGCTGCCATTGCAGAGTAAGGGTTTTCATCAAAAGGTACAGTCATTAATTTTCTACCGTTTGATCCCCAAGTAAATGTTCTTTGATCTTGTGATAATTTAATGATACCCATTTCAGAAGCTTTTATAGCTATGTTCCTTAAGTGTACATTATCATCATTTGCTAATTCCATAAATAAATGTGGATTTCTTTTAGCAAACAACATAAGATCTCTTTTTAATTCTTTAGATGTCATGCTTGAAACTTTAGAACCTATCTCAACACGAAGTATTGCTTCGGCTTGATCTACTTCCATTGTTCTTGCAGCAATCATTGCATCTACTTCAATCTCTAAATCTTCTAATTCATTTTCTGCAATAGCTACTGGATTGTGTTCGTAGTATTTATTGCCTAATAGTGGATGATATAAAGATAATAGTTTTTGTAAGTTTTGTTTTTCTTTTTTAACATAAAGCGCTCCGTCTTTGAACATTATATGTCCTAGTGTTGCTTCTCCTTTTTGCTCATCTATTAAAGGTGAGTTTTGATTGGTTGCGTATCTGATTTCTCTTTGGATACCTTTTTCCTTATCAAACCAAAGAAGTGGGTGCCTTGATGTATGTTTAGATGAAATAGTTAACGTCAAAGGTGCTTGACCTACAACGATATACATTCTATCTTTAATTTCCCAGGTTGGTTTTACTGGTTCTTGTTTTTTTGGTGTAGCTACTTTTGCTACTACTTCTTGCTGAGGAGCAACCTCAACTGTCTTTGCTGGTGCTTTTTTTGCAGCCATAATATAATATAATAAAAATGTGAATAAGAGTAATAATCACCCCCGTCAGTTCAACGAGGGTAACTACTACATTAATTTAATCGGTACTAGTCTGTGAATAACACAAAGTTGTTAGCCGCTTGAGTTACTAAACATCTTTCAGATAAGAAGTGAACTTCCATAGCATCTAAATCAGAAGTAGCAGCGCCACCTACAGATCCAGTGATCCAGTTTTTCATTCTTCTATCATCAGCTTGAGAAGCTCTATATCTTACATGTAAGAAAGGTCTTCTGATGTTAGTTCCTAATATTTGATCGTAAACTGTAGAAGTTCCAGCAGGTACTAATACTCCTTCGATACCAGCATCAGCAACACCACCACGAGTAGAAGCGTCGTTTAAGTATTTCCAGTCAGTTTTGTAGAAGTCATAAGAACCTCTTCTAAAACCAGAGAAGCCTAAGTTCAATGCCATTTCTTCAGAATTTTCAAATACACCATAAGAACTACCTCCTTGGTATATACCAGTTCCACCTTGTTGACCAACAGTAGCTAACATATCATCAAAATCTAAAGAAGTTTCTCTATTTAAGAATAACATGTTTTCTTCGATAGCTCCTTGAGTATCCAAGTTTTTAAGAATTGAATCAAACTGAGCTAAACCAGTTGCTGCAGTAAAGTCTACTAATACATTTCCACGGCTTTTAACAGCAGCAAAAAGACCTTCAGTACCTTTAGCAGTTGTAGTTGAACTTCCAGATTTTAATTCACCTTCTACCATAGACATTTCTAAGTAGTCTTCAAAACGTAATCTTGTTTCAGATTCAGCTTTTAAGTACCATAAGAAACCTCCTTGACCAGACTCAGTAGCTACTTCAACCCATCCAATCTGAGCAGTGTCAGATCCGTTGATTGCATACTTGTCTTTGATGATAATAGGAGAATTAGAATACTGAGTAAAAGAAGGCGTTACAGAAACTCTGTTAGCATCTCCAGTTCCTTTTCCGTATTCAGATCCATATACAAAGATCTTAAGTGCTGGTCCACCAGTCACTAAATCTATTTCAGCAGCTCCAGCTCCAGTTCCATCTAATGCTTCTTGAGAATAAGGAGCAACAGTTAATACACCAGCACCTAAAGCACTTCCAGTAGTAGCTCCAGAAGCAACAACGTAACAGTTTAATTCTGCTCCAGTTGCTGGATTCATCACTACAATAGTAGAACCAGGAGATACAACATTTTGAATAAGAGTTGCACCAGCACCACCAACAGGTATAGTTAAAGTAGAAACTTTTGCTCCTACAGCACCTGCATTAGTTGCTATTACATTCTCATAAGAGATGTGTAATCTATTTTGCTCAGACCATACTACTTGATCAGAAGTCATTGGCATTTCAGCTCCTACCATTCTTAAGAAACCACTTAAGGTTCTATTTCCATAACGCTCTACTTCAGCTTCATAGATTTCTGGTAAGTACTGTTGTGCGAAATCATTCGTCCCATCAGTAAAGTTTAAATAATTGCCCTCTAAGGCTTGCTTTTTTTGCGTTGGGATTAAACTCCCGAACGCTGGACTTACATTTGCCATAATTTTTAATTTTTTTTAGTTAAATTTTTTTGTTTTAATTCTAAGTTTAGAGTTATCGTAGCCACTAATCGACTTAACTTTTATTCCATTTACAAACTCACCTGTCCCAGTTTGCCTAGGTTCTGTGCTTGGATTTTTAGATTTACTAATTATTTCTTTAGTAGCATCTGTTTTACCTTGTTCATAAAAATGATTAATAATCTTGTCAGCATTAGAAGCTAAATAAATAGCTTTGTGATAACCTTTAGTATCCTTTATATTACCGCTATCGTCAAGAAACTTTCCTACGAAGTTATTAATACTGGATTGGTTTTCTGCAACTTTCGACGGATCTTGTAAACCATATCTAAACTTCTTTTCACCTACATTGAAGTCAAAACCTTTGAACTCCTTTGTAAAATAATCGTTTGTTTTTGATTTAAAATCTGTGTGCTGTTGCTCAGCTACTTTTTGATCCTCTTGGTATCGGTTGAAAAACTCTGTTGCTTTTTGTTGTTCTTGAGTAGCGCCGGGTCTCAACTTGATCTCGTCGTAATATTTACTCTTAGTGTTCTCTAAAAAGCCTTTTGCTTTTGCAACTTCTTCTTTAAACGCAATTTTCTTTTTGCGTATATCTCTTTCCTCATCTAGATCTTCGTCGTAATCATAATCTTCTAAAAGAAGACTTACGTCATCAGATTCTAAATATGGTTTTGTTTTTTTATAATATTCTTTTAACAATGCTTTGTCATCGATGTTAGAATAGTCAGCGTTTAATCTAACATAATCTTCTACTGTACCGCCAGTATCTTCCATAAAGCTAACAAGCTTTTCAATGTTTTCCGGTAATACTCTTTGATCAACTACCGGTTGAGCTTGCTGTTCGATAATTGGTTCAGCATCATCTTCACTTTCTTCAATAACCTCAATCAAACCATCTTGAGCTTGTTCTTCTGTTTTAGTTTCACCAACTATAACAACTTCTTCTTGAGCTTCTGATTCTTCTTTTACTTCAGGTATTATTACCTTAGCAGTATCTTCAGTTATATTTTCTTTAACCTCATCTATATTAACCTTTATGGGCTCATTAGATTGGTTGCCTAATTTTTTAGGGCTTTTTTTCTTGGATTTAATTTTAAAATCCCCTTCTTGTTTTACTTCTGACATAATATAATATAATTAAATAATTGTTTGTAATCTTACCTAGGCCCGAACTGTTCTAATCCAAACCCACCTAATACATCATTTCCTGATGATTCAAAGTCCTTAGGTAAACCATCTGTCTGTCTTTGATTTATTAATTCAGATTGTTGGGTACCTTGCATTTTAATTCTTTTATCTTTTCTATCTTCTATTTCTTGCTCTTTTGCTTGATCTGCACCCATTTGAGCTTGAGCTAATTGTATGTTGTATTGAAATTCTTCAGCCATCAACTCTCTTTTTATTTGAGCTTCTGTTTGCATTCTTTCTATTTCAAACTGAGACTTAGCTTGTTCAATGCTAACTTTTTCAGCGGTTAATGCTTGTTGTTTTTGAACTTCATACATAGCGGCTTTCTCAGCAGACTCTGCATTTGCTTGAGCTTGAGCTTGTATATTTTTTTGTTGTTGCTCTTGCTCTCTCTTAATCTTTTGAGTTTGTCTAAGCTTTAAGAATTGATTAGCTAATTTTATATTTTTAATTTGTCTAATATCAATAGCATCAGATAATTGAATAGCTTGTGTTTGTAAAGCAACCTGTATATTTTGTTCTAATAAAGCTTTTTCTTCTTCTTCTGGTTCTAATTCTAAATAAATACCAAAGTCATGCAACTGTAAATTCATTAACTCTTCTAGAGTTTTTGTATTAAATGTACTTATGGCATTGGTTAAAGCGTTTTCAGTTAAAGGATTTTCAATAACATCAGCAACTTTTAAACTAATATTTTCACAAGTTCTAACGGTTAAATATAATAAAGAGTCCAATACATGTTTGGTTGCAATGTTAGAAGCGTTAGCTGCCATTTTTTGTAAACCTACTAATGCATCTTTGCTTGGAGCGCTGCCGTCTCTTGCTTCGTTTAACCCGGTTACGTCTCTTATCATTTGTAGATAATATTGATACGTACCTATTAAACTTTGTATTTTTGCTTGACCGCTTGAAGATGATAATTCTTGTACTGGTATTTTACCTCTATTTAATTCTCCGTCTTGCGTTAATGATCTACCTACAACAGAACCTGTTTGGAAATACATATTCAATGCTTCTGCTGGATTGTACGTAGTACCGTTACCTAAATCAACTTCAGCTAAACCATCCATATCTAAAAATACACCATCTGGTACTATTCTAGACATTACTTGTTGTAGTTTAAGATGTGTTATTTGGATCATATCAGCAAAGCTAGTAATTTTACTAACTATAGATTCTATGCGTCCTTTGTACATTCTAGGCGCTGATATACAGTAATTCATCATTACTTTTGTAGTATCCGCTGTAGGTCTGGTCATATTTTCAGCCATCTCCCACTTTAACATTGTATTTGTACCTAAAACCTTAGCTCCTGAATATAGAACTTCTATTGTTCTTGATACTCTTTCAAAGTTATCGTTTTCAGGTGGGTTAAATGTATCTGACTTTTCTAATGTTTTTTCTAAGCCTTGTTCTGTTTTCTTTATTTTAAATACTTGGTCTGAATACGTTTTGTACTCAAAGTATAATACTTGTATTGTATTTTCATCATAATTACCCCAGTTAGTTACATACTGAGAATTACCAGGCATATCCTGTATTTTTTCTAACTCTGATGCTGATAATGATGGGAATTGTTTTTTAAGTTCCGCCAGTGATATAGACTTAACCTCTCCTACGTAATATATATCCTCAAAGTTTGGATCCTCTGTATATGAATAAATCATATTAGCTGGATCAACGTAATCAGTTACTATTCCTTCTGATTTATTGAAAGATGTTTTAACAGCCCCAATGCCTATAACTGTTAAATCTTGAGCTAAACGCTTTTTTGTTTGATCATACTTATTAAAAGCCAATACATTATTTATAACTTCTTCTTCTGCTATTTCAACGCTTTGCTTAGTTGTCATTTGTAAATGAACATCTAACTCTTCTTTGTTTTCAGGTAAATCTTCTAAGTTTCCAGTACGCGCCATGTCTATATTCATAGCTTGTTTGATATTTTGCAACATAATTTTGTTGTTCATATCTTCTTCCACTGCTGCAGCGTATTCAGTTCTGCTCTTTACAGAAAACGGATCTTGCGCAAAAGCACTTATTTCGTAAGTCTTGTTAGACATACCGTTTACAACGATATCTACAAACTTTGATATTACTGGTATAGGCTTCCAATCTAAATTAAGATAAGACAAGTCACCATTTATAGATAATTCATCTTTGTATTTTTGTACTGACTGCTCGCCTCTGGCGTATAACCGTAGTGTGTGAAAACTATTCCAATTGTTTAAATATCTATTACCATTACCTCTTCCTTGATTGAACCACTCTTGTTCAATAGCTCTAGAGACTTGTAAGCCATAATCGTAACTAGCTTTTACTTCGTCGCTAACAACTTGGTTAGGGAAAGAACTATCGGTATTTGTTTGTATTTTCATTTATCTTAATATTTTAGACGAAGAACCTCTATTGTCATATCTTTTAATTCCTAAATCGTAAACTTTCTTTTGCACTGGACTAACTGGTGAATATAAATTTTTATTACAAGCCATTATAGCAAGTCCTGAACTTATAGAAGCATCATGCTTTGTCCTATTGTTTATATTAAATTTACCCCAATCTTCTAATGTTCTTTGGAAATACATATCTCCATAACCAGCTTCTGTTTGCCCAACACAAGTTTCTATATAAGATTCTATAGCTGCAGCGTGCGCTTGTTTTATATCCTCACTTGAATTAGGTATTCCACCTATTTCTCTTTCAGTTACAGATAATTTGTTTAATCTTTTATCAGGTCTGTTCATTGAAAAACCTCTATAGCCTCTTCTTTTAAAATGATACAGTAACCTAGGTTTGTTATTTTCAGCAAGTATTGGCATTCCGTAAAATACACAAGCCATTAATACGTCTTCAAAAAATATCTCAGCGGTTTGTGGTCTAGCTATATATTCTAAAAAGAATCTATTAGGTGGAACATCTTCCATACTAAACTTTGTTAAACCGTGCAAAGCTCCATTAGATCCTCTTTTATCAACGGTTCCAGATATATCATAACTGTCACACCCGAAGGCACCACAGTGATCGTTACCAGGATATTTTACACCGCCTTTTACAACAACTCTATTTTGAAGTCCTACATGAGGAACCCAGCTAACATTAAACCTACCGTTTTTATTTGGTACAAAAACAACCTTAGTATCTTTGATACCGTTTTCCCACATAAAACTTCCTGTGGTTATTATAGCTGTATTTCTTAAGTCTTCGTTATAATCTATTTGTTCGTATATCTTTGTTAAATTAAACAGAGATTGTTTTGCTTCGTCTCTAAAAGCATGTTGTTCCGTTCTTGGAAACTGACGATAGTATTCGTTTAAACCATCTTGATCTCCTTTTAATCCTTCTACTTCATTACCCCAATAATCAATTACGCCTTGAGTTATTAGCGACCCATCGGGGCCTTCGGTTTGTTTTTTTGGTTTTTCAAATACAGGAAATCCATAAGAATCAATGTATCCTTCGTAGTTCCATTCCATAGGTATGAACAAACTATAGAGTCCTGAACGAGTCTGTCCGTTGGCGTTTCTTTTTGTTGCGTCGGAATCATAATATAATTTTTTAAAATTCTCACCACCTTTATCTAAAGCGTTTGATGTTGATCCCATCATACACTTACCTATAATTCTCGAACCTAGTCTTAAACAAGTTTTAGTTACCCTCCAGTTGTTTAATATATTTGTTGGTCTTTCCCACTTTCCACTTTCATCGTGTACTAGTAGTTTTAATTTTTCACCATCGTACGAGTTGTCCCCCGTGTTTTTCCAGTCGATCGTTGTATCGAGACCCGTGATCTCTTGTAGCTTTTCATTGGAGTCAAGTTTTTTACGGGTAAATTTGGACGCTGGTACCCTGTATGCAAGTTCCGTCTTCGGCCTGTCCATTCCGTCTTGGACTGGTTTAAAGAAAAAAGGATAGTTGACTGAGATGGGGACGACCTTATCAGTAAACATCTTTTTGGCATCTGGCCCGGACTTTGAAAGAATACCAAATCGTGAATCTGTGGATATTGTTGCCTGGTTAACTGTCTCACCTGACGCCATGAAAGAGAAACCTGATCGTCTGTTCTTAAGATAACACATTCCGTAGGATCGTACATCTGCTTTACAAGCTTCCCAGAATATAAAGAATAATCTGTTTGATTCCCTAAAATCTGGTTGCCCAACATCAATCTTGGACCACTGCAAGTACATGTAGTGAGTACCAGTAATATAAGAAGGCTTGTCTTTGTTATAAAACCAAAAACCTTCTTCACGCCTTTTAAACTCTGTATCAATGTAGTCATACCATTTTTCTTTAAACTCAACTGGGTATTCATCCCAATCAAATACTGATTTAATTCTATTTAGTTCTTTTGGATATTCAGAATATTTCCATCTATTTCCATCAAAAGCAACTACGTCATCTTCTTTAGGAAGAGCTATCTTAACACCTTGTATTTCGTAAACCTCTCCTATTTGACCTGTTCTACTAATAACAACTACGTCATGTTCTTGGTTGTAGCCATACTCCCATTTCTTATACCTATTTAATCTTTTAAATATAGTAGGCTTTATATGGTCTTTTAATATTTTTACTAAAGTTTGCTCGTACATTACCTAGATCTCCCTTCTGCAAAACCCCTAAAAGCTTTTTCTCCCGTAGCTTCTTTTGGTTTGTCATTTAGTTTTTCTTCTTCTTCTTCTATTCTAGTAAGTATTTCAAAGGCATCGAATATAGCTAGTTTTTTTGTAGCTGCAGCGTTTTTTAATCTGTCAGCAGATATATCATCATCAGAATCAATAATAGCTTCCTTAGCTACCTTAATTAATTCTTCAACTGCTACATGCCCAGCTTGGATTATATTCTTCTTCGTTTCCTTTGTGTTCATACTTAATTACAATATCATTAGATTTCATACAATAAACTCTCTGATCATCTATAATAAAATCCCATTCACTGCCTGGAGTAAATCCAATCGTGTCCCCTGGGTTGATATTAAGTGCTTTTAACGAACTATTACCGATTTTTAGTATACCAATAAGTTCTTGCTCTTTTTGTGACCTTAAAGTGTCTTTGTTTTTCAAAGGCATTACAAAGCATCTGTCGCCAAATGATTTCCAATCCCCGGTATTCTTATACAAATATATTTGATCTGCTGAACAAAAATATAAATCATCATTAAAGTATGATCTACTTTTTTTCTTATTACCTCGGATATCATAAAAAACTCTAAATACATTATGATGTATTATTATTATGTCTCCTTTTTTAATATCTGTTTTAAAAGCTTTTGGAGTTTCAACTACTATAGCTAAATTATTAACTGCTTTAAAGTTTTCAATTTTAGTGTTTAGTATTAGTGTAACGTCTCCTAGCTTTATTTCGTTGTCATATTTATCACCAAGCGGCTTGACGATAAAATCATATAGACTTCTCATTTAATATTCTAAATCATATTCAACGGATATTGCCATGTTAGGATTAAACTTTTTCCATGGCATTACCTCATCTCCTTTTCTTATATAAATACTGTAAGAATTAGATTGTTCATCATGTAAGATGCAATCTATAGTATGTCCACCATAAACGCTTTGACCTACAGAGTAGTGCATTGCGTCGTTCTTATAGTCGGAGCCTATACTTATTTTCCTTACAACAGAGCTCATTACTTTACTATCTCAAGTACTTCTGCTTCTTCTACTTCTGCTTCTACTTTTTCAAAACTACCATCAGCCAAGTTTACAGTTATGTCACCATACTCTTCTTTTAATTCTGATTTAACTTCTTCTAAAGCTTTTACTGCCTCGAAGTGCGCTCCTAAAAATTCTGCTTTTCTAGCTTCTAAAAAACCAATCTCTACTAATATAGAATTGATTTTTCCTTGACCTTCTTTTACTGACTTCAATTGTTCATCTGTTAATTTACCCATTTTATTTAATTTAATTGGTTACTGTTATTACTATTATTACTTGTTTTTTATCTTTTTACTTTTTAAATAGCGGCCCTAGCTTGTCTACTATTTTTTCACCACTTCTACCGATTACATAACCCCCAATACCTATTTCCAATAAGCTCCAGAATTCTGGTTCTAAAACAGGTGTTATTAAGTGTGCTGATAACTGTGATATGAATTTTGTATATATAATTATAAAACCAAATGAAAGCATTAGTATTGGTCTCCAGCTTCTTTGCAACCAATTACCTTTAGCTTCAGCTACAATAATTTCTGTTTGCATTTTCTGCAATTCTAACTGAGCATCTTGTAATACTTTAAATATTTGATTTCTAGCATTTAATCTTTCCTCTTCGCTAGTGAATAGTTTATCAACTACATCACCTACTTGTTTAAATACTTTAGTGCTGAAAAATTCTAATATTTTTTTCATTATGCTTTTTTATATGCCTCTGCCTCCCAGGGTAAGTTTTTAGCTCCTTCTTTCATTTGAGCTCTTGAATACTTTTTACCTTTCCAATACACATTGTTGTCATCGTAATCTAAATCACCACGTTTCATTTGATCTATGTGTATCTTTTCGTGGTTTACAACACCTTCTAACATAGCTGGTGAAAGATTTTTGTTTACTATAATAGTACCGTTATTATTAGCTTTTCCTAAAACTCCGTCTTCCATATCTACGCTATAAATAGGTGTGTTATCTATAGCGTATGGAGGATTTTGTAATTTAAAAGACATTAACTTATTTCTTAACGTGCTTAGACATCCATGAACCTCCCATGTTAAGAGGTGATTTACCTAACTCAGAACCATATCCTTTGTTAAGATTTTTAATAGCGGATGCTTTGTCTGCTATTGCATTGTCTTTAATCAAGTCTTTCTTTTCTTGTTTGTTGTAATTTTTCATAATTATTTATTTACTTTTTAGATTTATTTTTTTGACAAAAACTGCTTGCAGCACCAACGCTACCAAAACCCCATTTTTTTAAAGCCATTGCTTTTTTAGTAGGCTCTCCTTTTGAATCTTTCATAGCTCCTTTCATACCAGCAAATCTACAAGCAAAAGAAACTCTACGAGGGCTTGTGCCACTTGTGAGTCTTTTACCCATACCTGGATTTTCTTTTCGCATTTTTCTATTCTGCTTTTCGTAAGCTGCTTCTTTTATTTGAAACGGTGAGTTTGAGTTTGTACGTTGCATAATTATTTATCTTTTTTTTCTTCATCTTTTAATCCAACCCATTTGGACAAAGTATAACCTATACTGACTAATAATAGCAGTACTTTTAAATAGTTCTCAATGTTAGTCATACTAACGGATAATGCGGTTATGTTTAAAGCGTATAGTTTTATGTCTCCTATGTTCATTACATAGAACCTTTAGCAATCTGAGTAATAGGTCCTTTTATAGAGCTACATCCACAATGTGCTTTAGATAATTCCATGCCGTATTTTCCAGAACTAGATCCTTTACCTTTTGGCAATGCGTCTAAATCTAACGGTCCATCCCATATAGCGTTCTGCCCTACTGATGCTTTGTTTTTATAGTCTTTCATGTTTTTATATTTAAAATTGTTCGAAATCTTCTTTTTGCACACCAGGCTCTCCATTATGCATAGGATCTAACTTAGCAAAAGGTGTTATTTGCCTTTGAGGCATGGTTGCTTGTCTTTGATCAACTGTATCAAATATATACTCAGCATTACCTGCTTGGTTAGGATTAAAAACTGGTTTAGCAGCACCTAATTCATTAGAGGGCGTTGGAACACCTGGATTTTGGAATATTGGTTGACCCAATATAGATTCATCTTGTTTTATCATTGTTTACATTCTTTATAGAAACACTTAGCACTTTATCAGTATAAGTATCCCCCTTCATTATTTTATTTCTTCTACCAGTTGGTATATCTTCTGTACCGAGCATCATTCTGTACAACCTACTTATAAGTTGCTTACCTTTAAAGGATACTTTATATATATGATATTTCTGTGTAGTATGATTTCTTTTTCTCCAAACAACTATCCAACCTTCTTTCAATAATCTATTCCATCTTCTATTATCCCAACTATATGAAAAACAACCTGTTTTAAAATCTTGTTTAGTAAACATGTCCAAACAATCAAGGTATATTAACAATTCTAAATCAGCGTCGTTTAAATCATTATTTCTGCATGCCCACTTACGTATTATTCTGTAGTGCTTTAATAATCCTAATTTTTTAACGTCACTGGCTTCTATTCTCATAAAACTACAACTATATCTTGCATTTTTATAACTTGATACGGATCACCGTTTATTTCTATGATATGACCGGCATGTCTGTCGTAATATATTAAATCACCTTCTTTCATACCAGCATTAATAGCTTCTTCCCCTGGAGATACTACAGATGCTTTAATGTACCTGATATCTTCTCTTTGTTTTTCAGCTAAAAGTAATCCTCCCTTTGTAGGAGTTATACCTTCTTTTTCTTTCTTTATTATTAAGTTTCTACCTATCGCCTTCATTTGCTCTTAAATTATTAATTACACAATCAGTTGATAATATCGTAGTAGCTACAGACGCAGCGTTTCTTAATGCACTCTTGGTTACCATAAGCGGATCTATTATTCCTTGATCCACCATATTTACAGGTTTACCTGTTAAAGCGTTTAATCCAATTCCTTCGTCTTGTATATCAGACATTTCTATTCCAGCGTTTTCTAATATT